ACGAGCGGTGCTCCCACGCAAACGACAACCCCTACCAATATGGGCTCAGCAATGGGCACAATGTTTGGAATTATGGGTCAGCCTCCCGGCAACGCTTCTGCGCAGACCCCTACGCAATCCCCACTTCAAGCCCCACAACAGCCGTCTCCTATGGGGGGGATGAATGCACAGCCTGCGGTACTGAACCCCTCAGAATTTACACACTATTTGGGGGGCCAGCAGACGGACTCCCAGATGGGGATGCCGCCTGGAATGCAGAACCCAACGCAAAGCCAAATGCAAATGCGGATGGATGAAATGGCACAGAGGGCGATGCCAGGAATGCAGCCAGGAATGCAGCCAGGAATGCAGCCAGGAATGCAGCCGGGAATACCGCATGCCACAATGGTGGAGCTGGCCAGGGGATTGCGCGGTCAAGGCCAACAAGGCACTGGACAGTTGGGGTTTCCACCCCCTTCACAAACAGCCCAACCAATGCCCCCTGGGTTCCCCACTTCTGGCATGCCGCCAGGGCAACAGCCGCAAGGCCCCCAGATGCCGTATGGGATGTCGCCTCTACAAAGCCCGTACCAGATGCCAAATCCGTACCCAAACCCATCTCCTGGGCCGGGGCAAGTCAGTCGGCCTGATCTACTAAAACCCATGGGCCAGCCGATGCAAGGGGGCTTGGGCGCACTTATGCCGGGCATGCAGCAACCCCAGAAGATGACAAAGCAGCAGATGCGACAACAAGAACGCATGGGGCCAAAGCAAGCCAATCCATTTGCCCAGCCACTGGCCAACCCGCAACAACAGCCGTTCAACACACCTCAACAGTACATGTAATATGGCAGTCACCTCTGGACAATCAGGCTTTAACCTTGACCTCACCGAGTTGGTCGAGGAGGCGTTTGAACGTGCGGGTTCAGAGATGCGCACGGGTTATGACCTCAAGACGGCGCGTCGCTCGCTTAACTTACTGTTTGCTGACTGGGCCAACCGTGGCGTCAATATGTGGACGTTTGAGCAGGGCACGATCACCCTGACGCAAGGGTTGAACACCTATGCCGTCCCAACAGACACCGTGGATTTGCTGGATCATGTTATCCGCACCAATGCAAACATCTTGGCCAACCAAGCCGATTTGACGATCACGCGCATCAGCGTGTCCACCTACGCAACTATTCCCAACAAGCTCAACCAAGCCCGGCCCATACAGGTCTGGTATCAGCGCCTGGACGGGCAGGTGGCCACCACCGCTTCGACGTTTGTGTCCCAAGACTTGACCGCCGCCACAATCACGCTGAACTCTGTTGTCGGTCTTCCTGCCATTGGGTACGTGGACATCGTGACCGCTGGCGGCACTGAGACGGTGTTCTACAACTACATCTCAGGCAATACCCTCAGTAACGTGTTTCGTGCGCAAAACGGCACGACCCAGCAGACCCCTGCGGCGGGCAACCCCATCCGGGTCAACAACGTCCCCCGCGTCACTGTGTGGCCCACACCTGACGGCTCCCAGACCTATCAGTTTGTCTACTGGCGCATGCGCCGGGTACAAGATGCTGGCGGTGGTGTGAACGTCATGGACGTGCCCTTCCGCTTTATCCCTTGCATGGCAGCAGGGCTGGCCTACTACATTGCGCTCAAAGTGCCCGGTGGCATGGAGCGCTTGGGTGTGCTCAAACAGCAGTATGACGAGGCTTGGATGACGGCTGCGGACGAAGACCAAGAGCGTGCAGCCCTGCGGCTTGTGCCCAGGCAGATGTTCATTGGGGGTGGCACTTAATGGGCAATAGGTTTGCGTCTGGCAAGAACTCAATTGCGGAGTGCGACCGTTGTGGTTTTCGCTTCAAGTTGACCACGCTGCGCAAAGAAGTTGTCAAGACCAAGGTATATGATCTCAAGGTGTGCCCCCAGTGTTGGGACCCGGATCAGCCGCAGTTGCAACTGGGCATGTACCCGGTGGATGACCCGCAGGGGATTAGAGACCCCCGGCCCGACATCAGCTACAAAGTGTCTGGACGAACAGGTTTGCAGATCGTGTTGACCAACAGTTCGGCGGCTGATGCCCAGGGGATTCTCAGCGGGGGCAGCAGGATTTTTCAGTGGGGCTGGACACCTGTCGGGGGTTCAGAATTTTTTGATGCAGCTTTGACACCAAATAACTTGGTTTTGAGCGTGCAATTGGGTACAGTTACGGTAGCAACGACATAAGGAGTCGAAGATGGACAAGAAAGACTTGGCACAAGACAAGAAAATGATCGCAGGCGCGGTGCATAAGCATGAGAAAAAGCTGCACCCTGGCAAGCCCATGACCAAGCTTAAAGCTGGCGGCAAGACCAACGGCGACATGCTGAAGTACGGGCGCAACATGGCCAAAATCATGAACCAGCGTAGCCCTGGTCGTGGGGGCTGATATGGCGACCTACAAGCAAGCAACCAAAGTGGCCAACGTGATTGTTGGCGAAGAGCCAGCCAAAGAGACGATGCGCAAAGCAAACGTGGCTGTGGCCAACACGCGCAGTCAAGACTACCCACCCATGAAGACCTCTGGTATTGTGGTGCGTGGCGGTAAAGCGCAGACCAAAGGCAAGATGGCCAGAGGCCCGATGGCATGAACTACACCGAGTTGTACAACACAATTCAGAGCTACACCGAGAATCAGTTTCCCGATGTATACCTTGCGAACGGGAGTACTGTGTCTGCTCAGACACAGATCAATACTTTCATCACGCAGGCTGAACAACGTATATACAACTCGGTTCAGTTCCCATCGTTGCGTAAAAACGTAACAGGGTTCACGACCACAAGCAACAAGTACTTGGCTTGCCCATCCGACTTCTTGGCAACGTATTCAATGGCGGTGATTGCCGCAGACGGCTCATACGAGTACCTGTTGAACAAGGATGTGAACTTCATCCGCCAAGCGTACCCACAACCAACGGACACAGCCATCCCGAAGTACTACGCACTGTTTGGCCCGTCATACAGTAACAGTGATGAACTGTCGTTCATTCTTGGACCAACGCCTGACGCCTCTTACAACATGGAGTTGCACTACTTCTTCTATCCAGACTCAATCACTGTTGCCGCTGATGGCCGCACTTGGCTGGGTGACAACTTTGACACCGTACTGCTGTACGGGTCTTTGGTAGAAGCGTACATCTTCATGAAGGGTGAAGTGGACATCATCACCATGTACGAGACCAAGTACAAAGAAGCGCTTGCATTGGCCCAGCGTCTGGGTGATGGCCTGGAGCGCAGCGACGCATACCGCAGCGGGCAGTATCGGCAAGCGCCGTTGCCGCAAAATAACGGAGTGCGTTGATGGCGTTCACTGGCAACTACAGTTGCAACACACTTCGCTCCGGGCTGATAAACGGCACAATCAATTTTGCGACAGATACTTTCTATTTGGCGCTGTACACCAACGCGGCGACTCTTGACCAGAACACAACGGCGTACACTACGGCGGACGAATCATCGGGCGGCAACTACGTTGCTGGAGGTCAGATTGTTACGGCCACTGTTGGCACTGCACTGGCGTCTTCTGGCAGCATTGTGTTTATCAACTTCTCCTCCCCGTCTTGGACGGGGGCAATCACTGCCAGGGGAGCTTTGATCTACACCCCCGGTGACAATGGCGCAGTGTGCGTCTTGGACTTTGGCAGTAACAAAACATCCACCAACAGTTTTCCCGTGACGATGCCTGCAAACACAAGCACATCGGCACTCATTCGGCTTGTTTAAGGAGCGATCATGTTCAACGATAAAGTTAAATCCAAAGATGTTGCCTCAAGCAGCTTGATTGCTGGTGGCTCCGCCGCTGATAGCGCAAGCGCAAAAGGCGTGTACAAAATCCAGTGCCACGACAAAGACGGCAACCTAAAGTGGGAAGACGAAGCTCCCAATCTGGTGGTCAACGAAGGTTTGCAAGATATGAACGCCAAGTACTTTACGGGCACAACGTATACCGCTGCTTGGTATATTGGTCTGTACGGCTCTGGGGCAACCAATAGCCCCGCCGCTGGCGACACGATGGCCTCCCACGCGGGTTGGACTGAAGTGACTGCTTATAGTCAAGCCACCCGCCCCGCTTGCACGTTTGGCACCCCCACCACGGCCAACCCCTCAGTGGCTACCAATTCAGCTTCACCCGCATCGTTCAGCATCAACGGCACGACGACTGTTGGCGGCGCATTTCTGACCAGCAACAACACCAAAGGTGGCACGACGGGCACGTTGTACTCAGCCGCAGACTTCAGTGCCCCTGGAGACCGTGCCGTTGTGTCTGGCGACACCCTTTCCGTTACCTACACTCTGAGCTTGGCAGGTTAATCATGGCAACAACTTTCAAAAAAGGCGACGTTGTTAAGGCTGTCGCAGTCGTTCCTCAAGGCCCGGTGCTTGCACTGCGTATGAGCGAAGAAGGTGTGGTGTCGTATCTGATCGAGTGGACGGATACCGATGGAGCAACTCAACAACGCTGGTTTGAAGAGTCTCAACTGACAGGAGCATGATCTATGGCACTCGTCCTCGCGGATCGAGTCCGTGAAACTACCACCACTACAGGCACGGGCTCTGTAACGCTGGCTGGCGCGTACACGGGCTTTCAAACCTTCTCCGCTGGTATTGGCAACAGTAACAGCACGTACTACACCATAGCCAACGTCGTTTCTGGCGAGTGGGAAGTAGGTATCGGTACGTACACATCTGCGGGGAACACACTCTCCCGTACAACTGTCCTGTCTTCCAGCAACTCAAATGCGTTGGTAAATTTTGCTGCGGGATCAAAAGATGTGTTTGTCACACAGCCTGCCGAACGGGCGGTGTACATAGACTCTGCGGGTACTACAGTTGATGTAAACATCCTGGCCGCTTCGGGCGACTCATCGTTTAACTCCACGGGCGCGTTAAAAATCTCGGCAGGCACCACAGGTGAGCGGCCCACGGGCGCAGTGGGCAAGATTCGTTGGAACAGCACGTTGTCCCAGTATGAGGGGTATGACGGCACAAACTGGACGCTCTTGGGCGGGGCAGTGATCTCCAACGACACAGCTACTGCAAGCAACCTGTACCCAGTGTTCTCCAGCGTCACGACTGGCAACGCTTCCACTTTGTACACCGGCAACGCTTTCCTGCTGTACAAGCCCTCAACGGGTGAATTGCAAGCCAGAGTGCCAGTGGCAAGCAACGGGATTGTGGTGAACAGCCAAACAGTGGCTACCAGCTACACCATTGCGGCTGGGTTCTCAGGTATGTCGGCAGGGCCAATTACGGTAGCAAGCGGTCAGGCGGTTACTGTTTCCAGCGGCTCACGCTGGGTAATTCAATAAGGATTTAATATGGCAAGCGTTGTTGTAAATGGAGATACATCAGGGGCCGTGACCCTGACCGCACCAGCAGTGGCAGGTTCTGTGACTGTGACTTTGCCGTCTACATCGGGGACGATGGCTGTTGGCGGCGGGACGATCACCACCCTTACCACCACAAGTGACATCACGGTTCAAGGCGTAACAGTGGGTGAAGGCGGTGGCTCTATTGCCACCAACACTGCGGTGGGTGCAAGTGCTTTGGCGGCTAATACAAGTGGTGGGTTTAATACTGCCGTGGGGTATCAGGCTGGCTCTAGCAACACAACTGGCGGGGCGGCTATAACGGCATTTGGCTATCAAGCGGGTAAAGCAAACACTTCTGGATTTGTATCGGCTTTTGGTTTTGTTGCGCTTGCCGCTAACACTTCAGGCGCAAATAATGCGGCATTTGGCGCAGTGACACTGGCTGGAAACACAACAGGCAGTTTTAATACGGGCATTGGAGATAATGCTCTCGCTTCCAACACCACAGCCTCATACAACACTGCTGTAGGTTATCAGGCGGGATATAGTAATACGACAGGCCCAGAAAATACTTTTGTTGGATATCAAGCTGGATATTCACATACAACTTCTGGGTACAACACATTTGTTGGTGCATTGGCTGGACAAAGCGTAACAACAGGGACTGAAAACC